CGAAAGGAGATTGCTATACCATGCCAAACACCGAGAAAGGCGGGTTAAATTCCGCCGAGGAAAAAATCACCCTCTCCGGCCTTCTCTCCGTTGTAGACCCGGAGGCCCAAACCCTGATAATCCACCACATGGGGGCGGATTGCTACGAGGCCGTCGCCACCGGGCCCGTCCGGGAGGCCCAGGTCGCCCGTTGCGTGGCGGCTTGCGGAGACCAACTCGTCGAGAAGATCACCGTTGACTCGGACGACTGGCCCGACACCCCGGCCCCCGTCCTGATTATTACCATCGGAGGAAAGGAGCCCGGAGAATGAACACGATCATTATTGCAAGCCCCCACCGCCTCGACCTGGACAAGATCGCCGCCTCGGGTCAATGCTTCCGTTGGGCCCCTGGCCCCGTTGCCGGGAGCTACCTCGTTCCCACCTCCGGGCGGTGTGCCGTTATCTACCGCCTCGACGATCTGATCCACATTCGGGACTATACCGTCTCGGGCGGGAGTCACCCCGCCGCCCCGGACTGGCGGGGATCGTCCCACTTTTGGGAGAACTACCTCGGCCTCCCGTATTCCGATCATTGGTGGGAGGAGCTCGAAGTCCACGCTCGCCGGGAGCCGGAGTCTTACATAACCCGGGCCGCCGCCTCCGCCTATGGAATGACGATCCTCCGACAAGACCCCTTCGAGACCTTGATCTCGTTCATAATCTCCCAAAATAACAACATTCCCCGGATCAAGGCGAGCGTTGAGGCCCTATGCCGGAGACATGGACGCCGCCACTATATCCCCACCGCCCGGGGGAACTTCCCCGGGGCCGAATGGTGGGATTTCCCGGAGCCGGAGGCCCTCACCGACAAGGACAAGCTCCAAGGGCTCGGCCTGGGCTACCGTGACGAATACATCGCGGCGGCGGCCCGGGCGGTGGCCTCCGGGTCGCTGAACCTCCCGGCCCTCTCGCTGGGGCCCTACGACCAGACCCGGGCCCGGTTGAAAGCCCTCCCGGGGGTGGGAGACAAGGTCGCCGATTGCGTTTGCCTCTACGGGCTCGGAATGGCCCAGGCGTTCCCCGTCGACGTTCACATTCACCGAGTCCTCGAGCGGGAGTTCCCGGAGGGATTTCCGTCCCACCGCTTCCCGGGATATGCCGGATTTGTCCAACAACTCCTCTTTTACCATGAACGCCACCGAGGGAAGGAGGCCGGAAAATGAGCCTTTGCCGAGGCTGTGGAGCCTCTATCGACTGGATCACCACCACGGCGGGAAAGTCTATGCCCGTAGACCCGGAGCCCGTGTTTGTTATCGTGGGGGACGGGGCCGACCGTTTCGTTACCGACGAGGGCGAGGTGATCCTCGGGCGGCGGGCCCTCCCGGAGGAGGAGTCCACAGACCTCCCCGTCGCCTTTGTCCCTCATTGGAAAACGTGCCCAAACGCCGGAGATTTTCGGCGAAAATAGGAACTCAAAAAATAAGGAGGTAAATGTCATGGCAACACTCACCACCAAGGAACGGAAAGAAATCAAATGGGCCGAAGTCAAGGCCGCCGCCCAGCGCGGGGAATTGCCCGAGGGGGCCGAAATCAGCTTTACCTTGAAAAACGGCGAGGCCGCGAGCTTGACCGTCGCCGCCGTCAAGGGCGGGCGGGCCTTCCTCATGTTCTCCGACTGCGTGGCGGAGGCCCCTATGTACGACAACTGGCCCGACCGCCCCGTCTCGTGGAAGGAGTCGGATTTGAGGCGATGGGCAAATGAGGAGTTCATTAAAAGGCTCCCGGACGAGCTCGTCGAAATTATCGCCCCGCGGGACATTGTCCAGGTCATCAAGGGCGAGCGCATGGAGACCCGAGACTCCCTGTGGGCTCCGTCATATACGGAGGTTTTCGGGAAATCGCCCTATGCCCCGGACGACGAGACGGAGGAGCAATTCCCGATTTTCACAACGGAGCGGGGCCGCGTGAGAATGATCGACGGCGAGACGTATCCCTGGTGGACGCGGTCTCCCTTCACCGGGTATTCGACCTACTTCTACTGTGTCGTCTCCTCGGGGAGCAACGGCAGCTACGGCAACAGCGCGAGCACCTCCTACGGCGTCGTGCTCGGCCTCTGTGTTTAATCTGGCGGCCCGAGGCCGCAAATCTGAAAATCCCGCCCCCTGTGTGGGGCGGGAAGTAAAACAACCGAAAGGAGATCGCTATACCATGAACGAGAACAAGGAGAACAGAGAAGAATTGCGGGGGGGGCGTTGAACGCCCTACATAGTGCCCGCGCCGAAATCCGAGCCGTTCACCCGGAGGGGGCGGAGGGCGTCGAGATAACGGTAGAAGGCCCAGGCGCGGGGCTCCTCGCCCTATACTCCGCCGTCACTCAAAACCTCATGGAGGTTATGACGAAGCAAGCCCACGTCCCGCCCCTTGTGGCGGCGAAAATGCTCTATGACGCCGCGGCCCACGGGCTCGTGGGCCTCAATATGAAATAACGCCGAAAGGAGATTGCTATACCATGAAAAGCCTTGTTTTGACCGCCCAGGACGCCCGAGACCTCCAAAGCCTCGGAAGCCTTACCGTAACGAAGCCCATCAAGAACGCCCCGGAATATATGGAGGGCGGGCGGATCGTGTGCTCCGCCACCGTCCCCGGCTCCTTCTGCTATGAGCGGAAGGGGGACACCGACACCGAGGCCCCGGTCTTTACCCCGCCCGTCCAGGCGGGAGACGCCGCCTATATCCGGGAGCCCTGGCACTACCGCCACGACCCACCCGGAGAGGACAAGGTCGTTTTCGCCGCCGACCTCCCGGACGGCGATCCGGGCCACAAGTGGGCCTCCCCGGTCTCTATGCCGGAGGCCGCCGCCGTCCGCTACGTCCGGGTCGTGAGCGTGGCGGCCCTCCACCACGAGGCCGCCTCCGTGTGGGAAATTGTCCTCGATCTCGTGGATAAAGCCCAGGCCGTCGCCATCGACGCGGGCCTCCCCTACTCCTCCACGGAGCCCGGGGAGGGGTCGGACGCATATACCGCCTCCGGGGATATGGCCCCGGAGGATCGGGAACTCTACGCCGCCGCCATCGAGTCAGACCGCGCCCTTTTGGAGGCAATCACCGCCCGACTGTCCGAAATCACCGTGGAACTCACCACCGCCACCGAGGAGGTCAAGGAAGCCCTCCTCAAGGAACGGGACGGCCTCGCAAAAGAGGCGGAGGAGATTACCCGGGCCCTCATTGACGCCGGAGCGGTACAAATGGGAGTTGACCTCGCGGCGGCCCCTTCGGAGGAGCCGGACGCCGCTCCCGATAAGGAGGAGGCCGCCTGCGATCCCGAAGGCGAGGCCGCCGCCGATCCCGGCGAGGAGGACGAGGAGGTCGGCTCCTTTACCCTCGGAAAATGCCGCTTTTGCGGTCGGGAGTGGGGCGTTACCCTTGAGGGCTCCAAGTCCGGGGGCTATCCCACCCAGCGGACGGCGGACGCCGCCGCAACCCGGGCTTGCACCTGTGAGGAGGCCACCGCCAACCGCTCCGAGCTTCTCGGGGTATTTGGAAATGGTACGACAGCGGCACAGCAGCAGCCGCCCCAGACAGGAGCCGCAGAACAGGAATAACGGCACCAGAGCCATGGGGCAAATCCTTTTCCGCGAGAACGAGGACCAGGACAGCCGGCGCCGGATCATCAGCTTTTCCAGCGAAGCGCCATACACGCGCTGGTTTGGGGTTGAGATCCTGGACCACGCAGACGGCGCCGTGGACCTGGCCAGACTGAACCAGGTGGGCGTCCTCCTGTTCAACCATGACACCGACGTGGTGCTGGGGAAAGTGATCCGGGCCTGGGTTGAAAATAACCGCGGAATGGCGGAGGTGGAATTTGACACCGACGACGACGCAGAAAAGATTTTCGGCAAGGTCAAGTCCGGCACACTGAAAACCACATCCGTGCGGTACAGCGTGGACGCATGGGAGGAAGTAGCCGCCGGCAAGCAAAGCGCGGACGGGCGTTTCACCGGCCCGTGTCAGATCGCCAGAAAATGGACGCCGCTGGAGGTGTCCATTGTGTCCGTTCCTGCGGACGCAACCGTGGGCGTGGGCCGTTCCGACGGCCAGACCAACACCACGCCCCTGTCCCTGTATGAAAAACAGATCCAGATCAACAAAAATCTATTTCGGAGGTAAAAAGTTATGACCATTGAGGAAATGATCGCCCGTCAGCAGGCGATTGTGACCGCGGCCCGGAATGACGGAGAGCGGAGCCTGTCCACCGAGGAACAGGCCGAGTTTGACAGCCTCCAGGCCCAAATCGACACCGCCAGAAGCGCCGGAAACCCTGCCGGTGATCCCCCTGCCCAGGGTACGCAGACCACCGAGGGGACCCGCACCGCCGCCCCCGCCGGGGCCGACGAAGCCGCCCAGCGGGCCGTTGCCATGGAGCGGCAGCGTGTCAGCGACATCACCGCCCTGTGCCGGGAAGCCGGAATGGATCCCGCCGAGCATATCCGCAGCGGCGCCACTCTGGACGCTGTGCGGGCCGCCGCCGTTACCCACCTGATCCAGCACGGTGCCCCCGTGTCTACCAGGGCACAGGAGAATGACGGTGACAATTTCCGTCAGGCCGCCACCGACGCCCTGCTGATCCAGGCGGGCGTTCCCGTGACCGCCCCCACCGAGGGCGCCGATCAGTTCCGCGGTATGAGCCTGCGGGACATTGCCATTGAGTGCATGGTGCGGGACGGCGAGGGCAGCACCGCCAGCCTGTTGCGGATGGGCCGGGACAATCTCCTGCAGTTCCTGTCCCGCCAGTTCTTCAACCCCACCGCCACTTTCCCCGCCATCCTGGACGACGCCATCCGCAAGGCCATTGTCCACCGGTATCAGGCGGTGCCCACCACGTTCCAGCTGTGGACCGCCAAGGGTTCCTTGACCGACTTCA